CTTGTAATCACCTACCTTATCTATGATAGCTGTGAAAGGACCAAGTAACATACTCCAACCCATACGTTTTTCTCCTATAATATTATATGTATCTAGCTGCTGACACTGATACCACTGCGGCTATAATCATCATAGCTAAGTTCTTAACAATGGCTCGTTCATCAAAAGTCAGTATGAACATCTGTGCCATCACTACACCTAAGCTTATCCAATCGTAATAGTTAATGGGGATCATTCCCCAAAACCAATAGATCATAATGTTATAGGTAGAAAAGACGAAGCAGACTGCGATGGAAGCAATCCGTTGCCAACCTGTTAAGAGTACTCCTGCTCCGATCATAAATACTATCTGGACGGTAGAGTAATACTCAAAGAAGCTTTTACCTTCGGTTAAGTACCATCCCCAATCTATAAGAAGGAGTCTGGTCTCTCTCGCTACAAGTAATACGAAAGCATAGAATATTAGGAACCACCTAAACTCCTTCTTCGTAATGAAGGGAGAAGTGAATAGTAGTACTAATATGTATGCCATAGATCTTACTCGTGTTGCAGATTACTTTTGCAGCTCCTTAACAGCTAAGTTGTATCCATCCTGTGTAGCCATCTTGATTTGAAGTTCTTTAGTAAGAACTGAGTTCTCAATCACTACCCTTTTTATCTCTGCTAGAGCATCAGCCACAGGAGACATAGCAATAGCTGTGACCTCTGTAACAATCTCTCTAACTTTATCCTCAGTGACCATCTGTGTGCTGAGTTTTACTATAGCTTCTGAGTGAGAAGATAGTATCTTCTTGTCCTCACGCTTACCCCACCAGAAAAATGACATGAGCCCCGCTATCATGAGTTTAAAGAACCAACCGATTAAATCATCGAAGGGTGGCATCGATAACATTCCTATTTTATACAACGAATGGCCTGTTGGCAGACCATAAATAAAAGTGGGAATCCTTTCCCGTTAAATTAATCCTTTAGTTTTGGCAGCCCTAACGGTTAGTACCGCCCTGATTAAACTCCGTAGTTAGTAAGAATCGCCTTCAGGGACGCTTCATCAGCTGCACTGTCAATGTCACTTTGAACAACAGCGTCATCAGTCCGAATCTTAGCACGAGCCGCTTTGGCAGCAGCAGCATTTTGCCCCGGAATTTGTTTCATAATAACGTCATCGTGAGGCTTCATAAGTTCTTCACGTTTAATTCGACGCCTGTCATGAGCGATGTTGCGAGCAGCAGGCATATCCACATCGATAGCACCTGTACCTTTACGCCATGCGTTACGGAATGTACGATCAGGCTTAAGAACGGTATCGTCTACAATATCAAAAGGAACAGCGTTCGGTACATCTTTAGCTGCTAGTTCTTCAATAGTTCCGGTCCAACTAGTAGAAGGACGAACTACTGCACATACCCCAGTAGTGGGGTCATTATATATAATTGATTGATTCATAAATCTCCTATGAGTCTATTACCATGACAGAAACCTCTTCCCAATCGACTGTAGATGCGCCAGCGGTATCTGAGGTTTGGATACTAATACTTGTTGTAAGTGGGTTACCTGTGTTTGCAAACCCAAATCCACTAACTCCAGTTAACCTATGTCCACTAACAACTGCCGCATAAGTTGTACTAGCTAAAGAAGAAGTGTAATTGAGCCTATAGTCACCTACAGCTAGATCGGTTATACTGCTGAAATTAAGATCATCGAGCAGAGTAGGAACACCTGTACCATCAAAAAGAGCCCATGCATCTATTGTGGTTTCTGCCCCTATCCCCAGATTAGCTCTTGCAGTAGCAGCATCACTAGCCCCTGTACCACCATTGACAATAGCTAAATCAGTGCCTGACCAATCAGAGTCATTAATATTACTCTGGGTTGCAAGAGACCCTAAACCTAGATTAGATCTAGCAGTAGTTGCATCGCTGGCCCCTGTACCACCATTGACAATAGCTAAATCAGTACCTGACCAATCGCCATTGTCAACATTACTTTGGGTAGCAAGAGACCCTAAACCTAGACTAGTACGAGCAGTAGCTCCATTCTCAGCAACCCATGTAGTCCCATTACCTACAATGAAGTTACTGTCTGTATTAGCTAAAGCAGCAATAGCTGATAAGTCAGCATCGACAGGTTGGAATTCAGAAGCATGTTGCCCGTCAACAGTATCTGAATCTAGGTTTGAACCTGTTCCGTCGTTAGTGATATCAAAGAAACCTAATGCCCTGAGTTCAGCAGCAGTCTGAGCAGTAAAGCTTCTTAATAAAAGGCCCGTTAAAGTTTTATCGGTAGCCCCTTGTCGGATGTGATATAAGTCTGTATCATCACCGGCTACTGAAGTTGGTAGTCCCGGTAGTTGAATATTAGCCAAAGGTTATTCCTCCTAATTAAGCTGTTTTTTCAAACACATTAACAGTTTGACCTGCTAAAGTATCGGTGCCATGATCAACCCATGTCCCACCCAGTCGGATAGAAATAGTAGCTGCACTTTCACCTGATTTTGAAATATGGATATCGCCAATAATGAATCGTTGATCAAGGTGTTGAACCCAATCATTTATCAGATCGAATTGAAAATTAAAGTATGGATACGGAAGGTTTTCTTTGAACAGTTGTCCAGAAAGTTTCCATTCCTCTGTTGGTTCTAATTTGTTATCTACGGCTGTCTGGATATCATTAATCGGTTTTGTTTCTGTTATATCGTTTTCAGCCCACCTTGGGTATAAACTAGGTAAAACCGCCATTAGATTATTTCCTCTATAATTTGGTATTCAATGAAGTTACCACTTTCATCTGTGAATAAGTTGTTTGAGTCATCCTCTAATATTCCAATGGTAGTTATGAGGAGCTTAGTAGAAAGAACAGCGCAAAGAGGGTTTATAGTACCTGTTTCTAATAAGTGGGGAAAAGATGCGGTATTCCCGAATGGTATAATATCCCTATTTGACGTTACCAATTCAAAAGGGCCTGAACCTTCTTCCACTTCAATATTATCTAAGCTCTCCGTTACCAGATTAGCCTCTGCCGAAGTTACAGCAGCTCCTATCCAAGTTACTATCCCATCATCGAACATTAACCTACCGCTTACTCCCGCAGGCGTTATGTTATTTAAGGAGGCTGCGTTGACGTTCGTAGCACCCGATGTAGTGTGGACATGGATATTAGCAGGGTAGTGTTCAAATAATGTTACAGAGTCAGACCCTATAATGGTCTTCATTACTTCAATAATCTTCTCAGGCGTACCATCAGAAGTATTAATAGCGACTCTATTTAATATAGCTTCTCTATAAGCTGAATCATCTTTACCGCCCCTAGCTTCACCAACTAGTAAACCTACAACATTGAGTTGTTCACCAATAGCAGTAAAAACACTTCTCTCATCTAGAAGTTGCTGGTAGATATCCTCCACCGTTTGAACATTTTCCATGTATGACTTAAGTAATCCTTGAACAACCTCCTTATCGTTCCATTGGGTTACTAGTCTGTCTTTACCTTGTTGTACTTGATCTTTAATTACGGGAGAGGTCATTTATACCTCCGTGACAGTTATATCTGTGCTGGTTGTACTAGCAAACTCATCAATATCGATTGCCAATCTAGTTGTCTGGAATCCGGGGCTTGCTTGATTTTCCACTCTGACTACTAGTGAGTCAATACCACTAACAGCCGCATAGATAGGTCCGAAGTAACGAGAAGGTATTACATCTTCATCAGCAGTCAATGCATTAGTAATATCAAGTACGGTCTGAGCGATTGTTGCTTCACCATTACCGGGGAAGGATTCTTCATCGTATTTGGTATAGTCAACTTCAAAGTTCAAGTTAACAGCCGCTGGACGAGTGAAGTTAATGGTTTGTTGGTTACCACTACTATCTGTAATATTAACAGCAGTATCACCGAATGGTAGAATACCTGCTGGCTTAGTCAACCAGATATCCAATGCCACAGCAGCGTCTGTACCGCCCTGTACAATGCTCTCAAAGCTCTTAGGGGGTCTACCTATGTGGATCTTGTTTGTCCCTGTACCATCATCTGAGAAGGTTACAGCAGCACCCCCTTTAGTAAGGGATATTTGGAAGTCATTTGCAGTAGCAGTCACTACCCAATACTGTATCGCCTGAGGTGAAAGACCTGTAGGTAATGTCGCAGTGGTTGAGAATTGAATTGGATCGCCATTGGTTAAACCGTGGGCTGTCAAATCAACCGTGTTGGTTGCATTAGTGAAAGTAACTGTAGCAGAACCCTGCCCAAATACTATCTGGTCATTCTCTCGGACTATAGCTGTAGTCACCCCCACAATATTGTTAAGGGAGTCCTGAATAGCTTCTACTGTAGCTACTCCACCAATTTGTTGAGATACTAGGAGCCGTGAACGAAGCTCTTCATCGGTTTCCTTATTACGCCCTGCGCTGTATGCTGTTAAGTTGGTTGTAGACGTAAGACCTGAAACAGCAGTAACGATAGTTATAACAGCGTTTGCAGGAGCAATAATAGCGCCCTCTACTTCAGCTTCAGCATTACCAGTGTTAACTACTTCATCAGGACCAATAAAAGTGGTAGATGAAATACTAATGTTATTAGTGTCGGAGGTTTTAATCTCCATCTGCTCATTAAGAGTATCTACAGTAGCTGTCCAAGTAGCTGTAACGTCCGCTGTGATTAATGCTTCTAAACCATTTAGAATTTCAAGGTTAGTTGCGTCTGCATCACTGAGGAAAGCGTAGTCAATGGTATTGATTGTAATTGTATATGTTGTGTTGTTCTGTAAAACAGCTACGGAATACTTTGCAGATATACAAGAGGTTACATCTAGGCTTGTTACAGCCGTTGTTAAGAATCTATCTAGATTAATAGGGTTCTGTAAGATAGTCCCAATTGGGATCGATACACCGTTATCACCGATAAATTGTTGGTCAGTAGTTGAGCTTTTAGCTCCTGTGATACGAGTAATACCAATCAGTGCTGCCAAGTCATCTAAGTTACGACCCTCAGCTTTCAACGGATTGAAGTTATCATTAACCGCTTGAGCTAATGCTTCTTGATCGGCAATAGCTGCTGCGATAATGTTATTAAGTTGTCCTAGGAAGGTATCGTCATCTGTAGAGATATTGGAATTGATATTGGTTTGTTCGTCGGCTACTATATCTACTAATACTTCAGGTAATCTACGGATTGTTAGTCCATTTACGTCTAGTGCCATTGTTCCTCCTACACTGCGACAGTTATGTTATTGATACTAACGATTTCGCCAGTGTCTGTTGATGCCTCAAAACTAATTGATATCTGTCTACTTGCTTTATCTAGTGTTGAAGAATAAGAAAGTAGCTCAACGATACCTGATCTTGTGGTAATCCCTGTTTTAATTGCCAGATCGAAGGTGTCCTTACTAGTGACACCCAGAAGCTGGACAGGGTTGTTATCATTCGCTAGGTAGGGAATACCTGCAAGTACATTAGCAAACCATTCCCCCCTGAATATGCCTAACCAGATCTGAACTCGTTGTCGAGTTAGTTCCTGTACAGTAGTTGTCAATCTCATTTCATTGTTGACAAGATCTATATCATTGGTTAGTGGGTTTAAAAAGATGTCCGTCATGGTTCTACCCCTGCGCTTATTGCTGCCTGTACATCACCAGCGTTATCGTTACCCTGAGTGTGAATATGCCCACCTAAAGATATACCAGAAGCGTTAGTGAGTTCACCGGCTGCTGAGATGGCTGCCCCATTACCGAAAGCTACTGAACCATCTAGATTTAGTACTATACTTCCTGATGCATTAGCTAAGGTAATTAACCCTGTGTCGGCTAGTGTAACTGACCCACTACTATTAGTGAGTGTAATTGCACCAGAATTAGCTAGAGTTGCTGAACCACCACTGTTGGTTAGTGTAACATCTCCGCTACTTGCTAACACGACTGAACTAGATGCAGGACCATTGGTTAAAGACATATCCCCTGTTGCCTCTAGCTTAAAGGACATCCCTTTAAACTTCATCTCTACATCAGTAGGATTAGGAGACAGGTTAGTCTTCCTTGCATATATACCCGGAATGGCAATAGCATCGTTGAGGTGATAAGTTCTCTTATCGGTTGGTGTGAAAGTACCTAAGTCGGTATCTCTACTTGCCATCCATTCATCAATACTCTTCTTAGAGAATACAAGAAGTACGATGTCATTAACAACAACGGGGAATGACAGTAAGCCACCCCCCGCTGAAGGAAACTGAACAGGAACGTCAAGGATAGGAGGAAGCTCCAAGACGGTCCCGTCAGCAAACGTGTCATTGATAATTGGTAGCACGTCTACCGTTTGATCTTTGGCAAAGTTCTCAACTGAGATCACTCTGGCGGGAACAGATGTATTCATATGCTGACTAGCATACTCAGAAACTATTCTCTTTACTACATCTGAAAATTCCATGTTAGCCATTTATGACCTCCGTTGACAACTTACTATTGTATCCCAATTCTTACCTTCATAATCCATCTTGAACTGGACACTTATGACTTTGTAATCACCCTTGTATTCTCCGAAGCTTATAGTGACAGCTTTAGCTGCTGTTATACGCCCGTCTAGGAATACACTGAATTTAATACCTTTACTGTCCTGCTTAGAGGTTTTTCCTGTTGAATCATCCTCGGACCGGATCGCTCCTTTAACATTCTCTGACTTGATAATAAGAGCAGTGGTAG